CTCTGGGATAGATCAGGCGTCTTTTATAGACGCTTGCCTTTCCCTTGCTTCAGACGTTCGACCCGTCGTGGAGGCTGAACTCATTGTCGTTCAGTCTGCTGGAAAACCTCGTCCTCTGACTAAATTTTCCGCCGATTCTTTGTGCCTCAAGCCTCTTCACACCTCAGTGTACGATCATCTACGTCGACAGCGTTGGTTGTCCGTAGGCGACGTCACTGGTGAGTCTTTGGAGCGGGCCGGGTTTCGTCAGGATCGAGGAGGTGTCCTGACTTCTGGTGATTACAAGTCGGCTACTGATGGTCTTTCCATCGAAGTAGCCGAGGCAATCCTTGAGACTATCCTTGAGGGCGCTATCTGCGTGTCGCCATTTGTTCGAGCATATGCCATGTCTTCTTTGCGACCTATTTTAGGTTGCAAGGAGCTTGGCATACAAGGTTTGGTACCGAAGATTGGGCAGATGATGGGTAGCTATCTTAGCTTCCCACTTCTCTGTTTACAGAATCGTTTCGCTTTTCTGTGGGCTTCTCGTTCTTCGGGACTTTCCCTTCGGGATGCTGAGCGCATTCCGTGCTTGATCAATGGCGACGACATCCTTTTTCAGGGTTCTTCTGAACATTCTGAGGACTGGATGGCGGTTGTCGCCGCTCTAGGACTTGAGGTTGAACGGACCAAGACTTCTGTTTCGGCCGAATACGGATCTTTGAACTCTACTCTTTTGAGATGGGTTCACGGACAACTTCGTGTTGTCCGCACGTTCCGGTTCGGTCGTCTTCGGAAGACTGAGTTCGTTGCCTCCTTATCACGGGAGTTTAGCCAGTGGCTTTGTGGTTCGGGTTCTCTCCGGTTCCGTTCAGGTATCGTTTTTTTCAAACGTCACCTGAGACTCTTAAGGTCAATTCGTTTGACTCTTTTAGAGCTTGGATTCCGGGGTCGCCTTTCACATCGCCTGGCTGAGGTTTTCTCCTTGGTCCCTGATGGACCACCTGTTTTCCGCCCTCCTCCTGCACCCGTCGGTCATTCGATCGTTCTTCAGAGCGATTTCGTGACGATGGTTCCTGAGGAAGAGATTGGGGTTGAGTTGTCCCGGCTTAACGCACGGGAGTTAGCTTCCTGGAAATTCTCTTCTGAGTTTTTCCAGTGTCGAGACCGAGCCGTACTTCAGTACTGCTTGCGTCTCTCAGCCGTTAGATCTCCATCTTACGGCGGAGCTGTTCCCGTTTTGTTTGCCCGGGAGAATGGCTGGAGGAGTCATTTGACTCGTCAGGGGGTTTCGGAGCGTAGACGCCTTGTTGCGTCATGGTTCGCGTTACCTGTGGAGCCCACTGCGGGCGGCGTGCCGGTGTTTGATCGAATTCTTGCTTTGCAGAATTTCGATTTTTCCCCGCCGCCGACTTATTGGGAGAGCGTTGGGTCTGAGTGCCCGAGCGCGGTTGGGGTCGTGGGCCACTTCGGTGGCTCTCATCACGCGAAGAGTGAAAAGAAAGAGAAGCAGTAGATGCATGCAACATAAAGTGGTTGTTGCTAACCGGAGTTTGCGATGATTTCGGGATTGATTCGTGACTGACTAACGTCGCTGGTGGTACGATTTGAGACGAGGTTATCGTCTTGGAATTGTGCTGCGTGCGTACGGTACCAAGGGAATTTTTAGTCAAGGTTCGCCCTTGAACTTTCCCCTCTGATAGTCCCGTGGCGGCCGTTGGTTTGACCAGCCGTAGCCGAGAATCAGGTGTAGGATCAATCCTTCGAAAAGCGCGGACAGAAAGGAAATGGAAACTAGGTTAGTTGCAAAGAGGGTGGGCGGGTTTACTTCTCGTCGCCGGGTTAACCGTTCGCGGGATTACAAACTCTCGCTTGTGTTGCACGTGTTGTACGTTCTCCGGATTGTAGCTCCGGGGGGCAGGATGTAGGCTTCGGCTGAACCTGTTGTGATGGTGAC